ATTGCCAGCAACAGTTGATAATGCAGTTGCTAATGGTGTGCGAACATCTGAAAGAATTGTGCTAGGCATTATTGAGCCAAACTATCGGTATCCATATATGAACCAAGCAAACCAACGCACTTATTGAATAGTGATCGACCCATTCTAAATGGAGTTGAAGTAAAATCTACTCCCTCGATTTGTCCTCCACCTGCAAGTCTTGCTTGGAAAACTTCGACTGAAACTGTATAGATGGCTGATTGAACAGCTGCGTTTCCAACATAAGTTGATGCGCTAGAAAGGGTAGCAACTCCGGATGGGATGACATTAGCCGGGAGTATATCGGCATTAGTGATTGATGCTGAAAAGGTATATTGTCCAAGATTGTCTGCCAATACTGTTCTTGTGCCGTTGTAAGGTGATCCGCATCCTGTGATGACAACTGATTGTCCTTCGGTAAATTCATGAATTCCTAGTGTAGTAAAAGTAGCGACATTATCTGTCAATGAAGTTGCCTGAATTGGGCTCTTAAATGAAACTAACATTGGAAGGATGACTGTTTCCGCTGTGTCAATGATTTGATCTAAATATGCATCTGAATACAAGGATGATGACACACCAAGCACGCTTCTCAACTGAGTGGCTGTAATAATACTTGGCATGTCATCTCCTTTAGTTCTCCCATTATTAGCTGCCTAGGATCGGGAGCAACCCTAGGCATTAAGTGTGCTTAATTAATTAAGCAACCATCCATCGGTAGCATCCTGCGCCAACCTTTGTTGCAAGTGCGCCGTAGCCGTAGTATGAAACCTCAATTTGACCATTTAGGGCAACATTGGTTTGTAGGCGAACGCGTGGGCTCTCATACCATGTGTATGAATCTGGATTGATTACCATGATTGTGTTGTCGCCTGTTCCTGATAGGTTGCGATCAACGCGGAAGTTCAAACCAAGCAAGTTTCCTAGCAGTCTGTTTGAACCTAGATCTCCACCTTGGTTGAAGTTGCCAATTAGGTTTTGATAAATTGGACGACCATTGTCAGCAAGGTTTTGGATTGCGCCCCATTGTGCTGGTGAAGCAACAATGTTCTGTGCAACGCCAAGTGTGTTTGAATAGATTGAAACACCTGCATCTGAGATGAAATCTAATAGACCAGCTGCATCAAGTGTGCGGTTTCCGCCGTCTGTTCCACCTGTTGCAAGACCATTTAGAACAGCATCATCAGTTGCTTTTGCATAAGCATATTCCATTTGACGAACTAACTCATCAAAGAAAGCTGGTGATGAACGATCTAACAATTCAACTGAGAATGTTTGTCCGCCAGCATATTTCTTAACATCTACTGAAACGAATGAGTTTGTCATTCCTGTTTCGATGATTGCATCTGCCTCAGTTTCAACCTGAACCACAGGTACAGCAGTAATTTTAGGAATTTCAAATGTCATTCCTGCGTCCGGCAAAACGCCACGAGAAATAGAATCTACTGCTGGGCGATCTGCGTTTGAAAGTGGGTTGATGATCTCTGTCAATTGACGAGTTGGAATCAAACCAGCGTTGTTTGAAGTTGTATCATCCGCAGCGCGAACATACATCTTTGAATCATCATTTCCTAGTGCTGCACGAACTGAGTGCTCTAGGTAAGTTGCCTTATTTACGATTGGTGAGCGTGGCTTTGTGTAAGCAACTGGTTGAGCTGCTTGGATTGCCACAGGCTCAGATTTTGCAGCTTCTACCGCTTCGGTTGCGATAGGAGCATCTGAAGTTGTTTCAGACACTTTGTCCTCCTGTGTTGTTGTATCCTCAGCGGTTGCTTCGGAATTCTCTGGTGTATTTGTTGCAACTACCTTTTCAACTTTCGCTGATGCAATTGCAGGATCAGATACCAAACTGACCTCATGTAATGAACTCTTTGAAATAACCATTGCGCCATCTTTGTTATCCCAAGCATCAACCATTACGCCAACGGAAAATCCATCGCGCAATCCTGTTGCTGCTTCCTCAAGCGCATCATCAGCTGCAAAAGTCTTTGCTAGTTTGAATGTGCCTTCAAGACCATTTTCGTTTGCAGTAATATCAATTAACTTGCCCAATGGGCGTGTTTTGTCATGCTCTAATAGCAATTTGACAGGCTTTGAAAAATCAATGCTGTCTTTTGCAAATACTGTTTTGCCGGCTGAAGTATTGCCAGCTTCATTCCAAGCCACAATCTTTCCTGAGATGGTTCGCTTGTTTGTATCGGCAGCGGTTATGGTAATTGGGAAATTAATCTTCATCGGATTAAGTCCTCCTCTTCTTGGATTTGCTCAACGCTCATTGCGCCGATGCGGTTTAGGATTTCATAAACTTGAGCACGCTCTAATGCTGAACCTCTCAAGAAATCGTCAATATCAAATCGAACTTCAACACCATTAGGCACAAAATCAGCAGCAGATAATCTTTGCTCAATTGGCGTAATGATATTTCTTAAACTGAAATCAATAAGGGCTTTTCTTTCCATTACTGTTGTGCTGTATGTCATGCTAGTAGTTTCAGCAGATACAAATGAAGCAGGAATACCAACTGCTCTTGCAATTTCAGTTGCTAGATATTGGCGTGCTTCATTTAATTGTAATTTGGCAGGATCAAATCCAAGTGCAGTTAATTCAACATCAGCATTTAAAAATGCAGTTGCTCTTGTTGATCTTGCAACCTTCCATGATTCTAAAAGTTTTGTAATTCGCTCTGGAGTGAGATTTGTGCCATTTGATTTTAATACCATTGTTGGAACTGGCTCTTTTGCATAAAGTTCAGCAGCCTTTTCCAATTCCTGAGCTGCGCGGATTGTTCGACCTGCTCGATTTAATACACCTTCATCAAGACCTGAGAAAACAATAATTGATCCAACACCACTTGCAGGAATATGCATACCATCAATTAGATATTCTGTAATTTCAGTTTGTGCAGCATTTGTGTTATATGTAATTCTGTTTGGTGCAACTCTTGTCCATGCGCGAATTCGAGAATTATCTGACGCAGCATAAGAATCTAAAACTTGACCATAAGCAACGCCATGAAATAATAAATCCTCAGCGATCCAAGCATAAATTGCTGATCCTGCAATTCTTGGATCTGGTTGCATGATTACTCTGTTTGGATCTAAATGTTCTTTTGTAAAATGATTGTAAGTTTCTAAAGGTAATGATCCGATTGTTGAGCAAATGATATTTCTTGCTCTTGCTAATGAAGGAACTGACATCGCTTGTTCGCGAGTTGCAGTTTGCGCTCCTAGGAATAATCCGCCAAAGGCTTGTTGTAAATTGAATGGCGTATTAGCAGCAGCTACATCTGTTTGAATTGTTGGTGCTTGATTTGTTAAAAATCTATCGAATAATCCCATTAGCATATAATATACCATAAATCAAAATTATCCGACTTGTATGTCAATCTCCGTTTCGGGTTGTGTCGCAAAATAAGTTGCTAACGCCGAAGCGACAGCTGCACAAACTGCCACTCGACTAGCACGCCTTCCGATGATCCATGACCCATCCCCATAGGGCAGTTTCGCAGCGGAAAGCGTTTGTTGGGTAAGTTCGTCTTGCCCACCATGTTGCAACCTATGGCTATTGATCGCCCCAAGCCATCGATCGCAACTTTCAGCATATATCGCCCCATCCATATCTGTAATGGGAATTCCAGCAGGAACTAACCGACTTGCTACGGCTTGTGCAGTCCTTTTGGAATAAGCGACAGTCTGAACATTATATTTTCTTACATAAGGTGCAATGTCATTTGCAACCGCTAAATCATTTATTGAATAATCATTTGACCAAGTATGAAGTAAAACTAGGTTAAACCTTTCGCCACTAAGTTTTTGAGTTGCAACTAATGCCCCATATTTACGATCCGGCGATAAATCTAAACCAAACCAAGTTGGTTGCTCAAGATCTAATGGTATTGGCTCGGTCTGACACATTCCCCACTTTTGAGCATCAATAGCTGAGTTGATTGTATCGACCCATTGAGCCAAGACTTCAGTTCTCACAATATCCGGCGGATCATTGATAACTGCTTTCAAATTGTCTGGGTGAATTGTGATTCCTAATGATGGATTGGCTTGAGCAAAGGCATCCCAGTTAATCTCGCCTGACGGAAGCAAGATTGGTGCATCAGGTTCTGCGCTCCACTCAAACCAACCAATCGGGTCATCGGTCGTGGCTGATGCCAATGCCCTCTCACGCAATTTGTTTAATATAACTGAATGTTGATCTCCAGCTGATGAATAAACCCAAACCTGCGGATTTTTAGCTGCCATCATGGAATAACGCATTGATGACCAGGCATCCTCATCTTTGTATTCACGCAACTCATCAAGGTGGATGGTTTCAGGCTTTGATAAACCTCGAGCTGCATTGTTTGCAGCCTTTACAACAAATCTCCTATTGCCAAACAATTCAATTTCCTCAGCACCATGTTGCCATCGAATTTTCTTTACTTCCTTTTCCAATTTTGGATGGGTTTCAATCAGTCCAACGATTTGCCTAAAGGTTTCAAGTGAAGTCGTAAGTCTGTGAGCTGATGCAAGTTGTAAGCCTTCGCCCCACACAAACATGCCAGTTAAGATTCGAAGCATCATCAGCGTGCTCTTGCCCTGTTGTCTCGCCATGATCAGCCCCAGCTCGGAATGAGCCCACCTGCCATCTGGTCGGATTTTATGACCATGTATGCACACATATTTCTGCCAATCCATAAGATTGATGCCTAGTTCAGCTGCAAAATCAATCATTTCTTGACCTTTTGATGGTAAATCATTGAGTTTTGAGTGAATACGCGGTATTTGCACACCTCCTAATCCCGAATAGATCGGATCAGTCATGATCTCGCCTGTTTGAAGGTTTATCAAAGCGATCCAGTCTGATCGTGAGCGATCGAGGTGTTTTGTGGGTTAGAAAAGGAACGGGGGGTCGGTGGTGTC